CGTTACAACACCTGCACTCGAACGTGCTAATGTTGTATCCGAGGCGTGTCCTAACTGTATGGCTGTAAACTGTGGGGAGTTACCAGTTCCAACGCCGAGAGCTGTTGCAGCCGCCGAAGAGGATGTTACACCCGTCCCACCTTTTGTAATTGGAACCGTTCCCGTTCGTATCTCGTTACCTTCAATCGTTACAACACCTGCACTCGAACGTGCTATTGTTGTATCCGAGGCATGTCCTAATTCTATATTACCACTTGTTTCTAAAGAAGTGCCACTATTTGTTAACGTAATTTTATTTGAACTAGTTGCCCCCAAATCTGTAACTTCCTGAAAATCTTTACTTGCGGCAATATTAGAAAGTGTACCACCGTCACCCAAAAAATTCCCCGCGGTTACATTCCCCGTGATTAGAACGTTACCAGTTGTTTCTAAAGAAGTTACACCGTTCGTGAGTGTAATTTTGTTTGTTGTAGTTGCAGAATTATCTGTAACTGCTTGTAAATTACCTGCAACAGCACTCGCATTTATATTTGATAACCCACCACCATCACCGATATATACGGCACCGGATATGAGATTTATATCTAGGGTAGCTACGTTACTATTTTCTAAAGCTTCCTGGAGTGTTGATGCACCTCCACCAGAACCTTTATACTTTTGTATATTACGACCTGTATTACAACCAGTCATTCTTATAAATACGAATGATTATTTTCATGGTAAAATAAGGCATTTCCCTTTAGTGAAATCAGTAGGTTCTTCGGATTTTTGTTTTGGTATTTTAAAACCACCTTGACGATACACTTTGAGACGTTTATTATACATGGCGTGACATATAGACCACTGGTCGAACATGTCATAAATGTGTGGATTGTTCTTTTTACCATGTGTTTCGCGCATAATCCGTCCAATCGATTGTACAATATCAGACTTAGGAGTCGCAAGTATAACCGTATCGAGCGAAGGTATATCGAGACCTTCGTGTGCTTGACTAAACGTCGCAAATATGATTTGTTTTTTACTTGATTCAGCTAAATCCACTTCTTTCATACCACCCATATAGAGCCCTGACGTTTTCTTGAAACTTTGGTGGAGTACTTCACAATGGTGTCGACGATCACTTAATACGAGAACTTGACGTGTACCCTTAACAATATTTTTGATAAGGTTTGCTATAACGATGTTTCTTCCACGATCTTCGGTAAGTTCGGTAATCATGGTCGCTAACGAAAGTTTACCGAACCGTGTACACGGCGGTGGATCTTGAAAACGTGGACATCTATACTCAATTGGAAACACTTCAACTTGTTCTTGATTTTCACGTTCAACGGCAAAGAATGTTGGTCCCATGAACCAATGTAAAACTTTCGTGAGACCATCTTTACGGGTCGGTGTTGCTGAGAGTCCAAAAATATGTTTCGGACATATTTTAAAAAGAGATTGTGAAAATACCTTTGCACATATATGGTGTGCTTCGTCAACGATGAGAGTACCAATAGTATCAAAATCATTAAATGAGTATTCTTTTAAAGAAAGTGATTGGAGCATAGCAATGACAAAATCACAATCGGTTTCTAATTTGTTCTGTTGTACTACACCTATAGTGGCACCTGGACAAAATTGTTGAATACGTTCTTTCCACTGATTCGCGAGAAACTCCTTGTGTACGACAATCATGGTTCTGTACCCGAGTTTACATGCTATGGCCAAGGATACTGTCGTTTTCCCAAAGCCACAAGGAAGTGAGAGAACGCCGTGCCCAGATTTAATTGCTGCTGCCAAAGCATCATTTTGATGTGTTTCATCACGGAGTTTTCCATTAAATTTACAAGATATTTTAACTGGATTAGGACGACGATCTTCTTTTGCTTCACCAAACTTTTCTTCACCGTAAAATCGAGGAACACATACACCTGTTTTTGTTTTTCTGAATACCTTAAAGGGAGGCGGCGGAAACCCGAACTCTGTATTTACAACGGCACGTACCGTGAGTTCCTTTTTGATTTCCGGTGTCTCACCTGTGAGATATCCCGAGCGTGTAAGACTCATTTCTTACTATTAGTTTCTATACTTTATATACTTCAATACCCACGAATACCCACTATGATCATGGGCATTCCAAACCCCTTTAAATTGAATTTCAGTGAGAACTGTATCACCTCTTTTCAATGATTGAATGGGTGTATCTCCATCAACATTACACATAACACGTCGGTACCTAAACGGGACCTTAACTTTTAAAACGTTACCGTCGAGTGGATCATCGAGTTTATCCGGAAATAAAACACTACCCGTTCTGTGTTGGTGTAATTCTTTTATATATTGACTAACTTTTTCTGGTAAATATAGTCTAATATATTTTTTTTCATTATATTCGTACATTGTTTCATAAACAGTTACAGTTACAGGTAGAATCATTCTTTTCGTGTATATATTATAATAAGAAACAAAACTATAAGTATGAATAAAACATGTGTAATTAAAACTGGTTGTAATGGTTTTCTCGTTTCGAATGTTTCGTGACAAAAAGATCTTCCGACTTCAATAGCGGCTTCTATACTCGAATAGGGTGTTTTTCTTTCAGACATCATACCACATAAAGCGACTTTCGAAGATTCACCATAAAATGGGACTTGACCATATAAACTCAAAACTCCCGAAGATTGTTCGAAAGACCACTTTCCGTCTTTCCAATACGAACCCCATCCTATACGAATACTAGATGGTTTTGGTACACACAATTGTTTAACGACTTCAGTTTTTAATGTTTCTGGATCCGTCGATAAAACTTTTTCATTGAGATTACATATAACACATGAAATGGTCTTTTCATCACTAAGGACTACGGGTTGTAAGTTAAACTCGGTTTCCATGGTATATTCTAAATCAGTTTTAGGTAAACGGATTGGTTCGTCATAATCTAATAAAATATTAATACACCCGTACGTACTTGGACCAATTTTTTTAATGGTATCTTTACCCCAATTCTCTCCTACCAATTGTAACGCTTTACTGTTATCTATACACAAAACGAGAAGATCATCTTTTATTTTTGTTTTGTTTGTAAAAGAAGCTTCGTATCCATCTTTTTCATAATGAATTTTATCAACTTCACTCCCGAACATAAATTTAACACCTTTATCTACGAGTGCTTTTTGCATTTTGTCAGACATGACTTTACCAGAAACTTTTTGAACGTATTGTTTAGACAGACCCACATTATCAAAATTTTTTACAAATTCAAATGCTGACATGGTTTGCCAAACAACCCCATCCATAATTAAAGGTAAAGCCTTGAGTAATTTTTCACCCGATTCTGAAAGATCACCGAGTGCATCTTTGAGGCTTATACGTTTGTACTTTGTAGGTTGTGCTAAAACACGTACCGCGAGTGATGCTAAAGTTAAATAATCTTTAAATTTAAGATACTTGAACGTTGTAGTATACACGCGTGTATCGGCAGGTTGAAACATATCATCCCATTCAATACCCATTTCTTCGAATAAACTATTCGTGTTTACGAATGCGTTATCAAATACAATTCTATGTGCGTGTAAATCTCTTTTACCTCCAGATGGTTCCCACCATGATCCACCTGCAGATTCTTTACGATCATATATAGTAACTTCGTGGTCTGTGGATCGAAGAATTTCCCATGCGACTGACATACCGGTTGGTCCGGCACCTATTACATGAACTCGCATTTATAATAGTACACGAAAAAATTATTTAAAATATGTATAGATATTAAGATGCCGCTATGTGCGTTAAAAATTAATCTTGTAAAAATACCACCAATACGTAAGACTAAAACGTGGAAATTTGCTGGTAAATTTTTATGGAAACGACAATTTGAAAAGGACCAAGTAAAATTCGGAAAATGGACTAGGGACCAGTTAATAGAGTTAGGACCAACATTTATCAAATTAGGACAAATTGCATCAACCCGGGCTGATTTATACCCGTTAGACTTTATAAACCAATTAGAATCTTTACAGGATAACGTACCATCCATTGATAAGTACTATGTAGAAACCATGATCAAAGAACACATTAATTCTGATATGTTTTCCAGTTTTGATTATGAACCGTTTAAATCGGCGAGTATAGGACAGGTTCATAAAGCGGTTTTAAGTGATGGCAGAGATGTAGTCGTTAAACTAAAACGTCCTGATATATACAATATCATGAAACAAGATACAGATGATGTTCGTGATATAGTAAATTTACTTGAAAAAATTGGTGTTGACACAGGTACAGGTTCAGGGTATGTACTTAACGAGTCTATAGAATATTTATTAGCAGAAACTGATTATATAAAAGAGATGGAAAATGCGATGCGTTTTCGTAAATCATTTAGAAAAATGAAATGGGTAAAAGTTCCAAAAGTGTACCGTGTATTGTCTAACGAAAATATGATTGTTATGGAATACGTTGAATCTGAAAAACTTGCTGATATATCTGACCCTAGTGTAAACGGTAAGAAAGTCTGCCAAGCACTTATTAATTCATATGTTATACAGACAATGGACTACGGATTCTTCCACGCCGACCCACACCCGGGGAATATTGGATTTTCAAAAGAAGGGAAATTGGTATTTTATGATTTTGGATTGATTATTGGTTTAAGTGATGATATAAAAGAAGGATTCCAAAACATATTCATTTCTATTATAAATAAAGATACAAAGGGTATTGTTGATACACTCATAAAATTGGGTGTTATTTTACCAATGTCATCCGATACGAGTGATATTGAACTTTTTTTCAAAACAGGATTAAATTATCTCGAAACACTCGATGGTAAAAATCTACGTGATGACATTTTACAAGATGAACTTCTATTGTCCCTGGCACAAACGAAACCATTTATCATACCAACATCGTTCGTATACCTGGCAAAAGCTTTCTCTACTATAGAGGGTACATGTGTACTCCTAGATCCAGAATTTACGTATCTCGAGTACCTAGAACCACTTATAAAGGAACAGGTTTCTGATAGTATCGATATAGGTAGTATGTTAACGACGTCTGTAGAAATGCCTAGTCGGATAAAGAATATAAGTACGGCTATGTTGGACATGGAACAATCACGCGCATCTATGAAAAGATCTATGGAAAAATCACGAAAAGAAATGAGGTACGTACAATATAGTGTTTTATTGGCTGTATTTGCAGGTAACTTGTTGGAACAATATAAGGAAGTGTCTGTATTTTTAACATTAATAAGTCTAGATTTAGCATTTAGGGCTTTTCGTAAAAATCAATAGCGGTCGTTTCTGACCCAGGTGTTGTTGGTGGTTTATTTTTTTTGAAAAAATCTTTATGTTTTTCAAATAAACTTTTGGTACGCTCAACTTCGTCACCGGCGATTTCTTTTATTTTTTCTTTTATACCATCAACTTCTCCATCTCTTTGTTTACGCAGTTTCTTACCAAACTTCTTAAATCTTTTTTGTGTCGAAGCAAATGTAGTGGTTATTGAGGAAAGTGAAAACATTTTATTACTTATTTATTACTAACATTTTTTATCTATACCCAAAAGTCGTAATTTTTGTTCAAATTCTCTACGTTCACCTATAGATTCGATTGGTGTACCGTTTGCGATAGCTTCAATTTCTGGTCCTGATAACTGAATCGCATTCATTCTAAAATCCATAAACGCTTTCATGGTAATTGGTACCAATGGTTGTACAAGTTCATAAATAGCTTCTGCATAATCCCTAATTTCTTTTTGCGCACCGAGTTCCATTCTGAGACGAAGATAGTGCATGAGATTATGTAAGTCTATTTTCCAGTAAAATTCTGTATATGTCGATTGAGTAAGTGCACCTCGTGATTGTTCTCTACATACTCCATCATCGAGTAGGTACTTGTATATTTCAAATGAATTATCAAAATGTTTATTTAACGCATTTTCACGGTCACTATTGATATCAATTTCACCTTCCGAGCCCTGGTGGTTTACTTTTGACTGACCACGTAAAACTTCGGGTTTATAATACTGTTCTGGAACTATAGAATATCGCGCCGAGTATTCATTCACACTCGCCATTCTGTGTCGCATGTGTTGACGAGCAATATATATGGGCATTTTGATATGAAACTTAAATTCAACCATTTCGAACGGCGTGTTATGCCAATGACGCATTAAATATCTAATAAGACCCGCATCACCTCTCGATGTCGTCGTACCTTCTCCGTAAGAAACCCGAGCGGCTTGAACAATTGAAGAATCAAGTTCTTTTTGTGGCATGTGATCCACGAGTCTAACGAAACCATGATCGAGCACTTTTTTCTCCATTTAATATAGCTACGATCACAATCTTTAAGATGTTATCCGAAAGTGATATTCGTAAAAAAATTACCCAACTTCGTAAAAGTGAGGGTAAAATATACGCACCACTCAAGTATTTCAGGGGACTGAGTACACTTAAAAACGTCGAAACGAGATACAAAAAGATGTTTAAAAAAGACTATACACCTTTCAAAACGGATAAAAAGGTTGAAACGAGAACATCGAGTTATACATCGAAGTTCCGTAAAAGGTACCCGGGTGTAACGAAACTGAAAGATATATCCAAAGTAACGGGTATACCATTGAAAACTTTAAAAACAGTGTACGATCGTGGATTAGCCGCTTGGCGAACGGGACACCGACCAGGTGCGAGTCCACAAGCGTGGGCGTATGCGCGCGTACACAGTTTTGTTGTTAAGGGAAAGACGTATTATACGGCCGATAAGAATTTACGTTAAACAAGTTCCTTAACTAAATCGTCTATACTTTTATAGTACCGTTTAAGATCTTTCATGAACCGTTTATTATTTTCGAGAACTTCGAGTTCAGTTTTATTTTTATAAATGTACGCTAAATTTGATTTAGAGTACCGCGTTCGTTTTTGGTTCTCGTTAGGTTTCCTCGGTACGAGTTTTTTATCCTTTTTCGCAACGCTTTGCATGGGTTCAATACGTTTCGTAAAACTAATAGCTTGCATGACCGTATCGGCAAGATCGTCTTTCTTTTTTGACGCGTTGAATATAGGTATCCAGTGTGCATTAATCGTATTGTTCCATATAAATTCCTGACACCTTTCTATCGATGCCTTTTTCCGTTTATTATACATGGCTTTACCGGGACCCGCAAAATCGGGTATTTTGAAACGCGCATCGTAAATGATCGTTTCGGCTTTAGGGTTACGTATTATATAATAGGCGTGTAAGAAATGTTCGACCATTTTCATTTTCCTATTTTTATCGGGTTGTTTCTCTATGAGAATTGTATCCGCTTGTAAAATCCACGGCTTTTCGTCTAAATGGTTTCTGAGTGAAACAAATAGTCCATCTTTATGTTCAGGAGGTACACCAGACACATCCCACTGAACAATAAGGTTCGACGTTTCGTCGAGCATACACATAGCTAAGTTACGTAT